AAGAAGGGGCGCGGGTATTTTGGGGAACTCAAGCGCCCAGATGGTGGTGTATCTACCGAATTGTCAATCGGCGTTTCAATCGACGATAAAGAGGTTGAGATTCCCCTGTTGGTTCCGACGCTCAATAAGTCCGAAGTGGCTCGCCTTTTGAAAGACAAGCCGCCCACCGAGGCCATAATCAAAAAGGCATTCGATCACGCAATCATGCGGATGAAGCAGGGCAAGTCGCCCTTTGCAGACGACGATGATGAAATGATGGAGATGGAGTGAGCTGGGACGATCTTGAGGCAATCCCAACCGACATCCGAGACGTAGCACAACGGTCTGAAGACCTAGACCGTTTGTGCCTGCGCGTACTCGGTTCCGAAGATGGACAGAAACTCATGGCATGGCTACGCGCCACGCTATTGGAGCAACCCGTCGCCGTGCCGGGTGCGGTTGCAGACTTTGCGTTCTACCGTGAAGGGCAGAACAGCGTCGTCCGCGACATCGAAGCACGGATTAAACGCGCAAGGAACCTGTGATGGAAATGCAAGACAACGAGCCCAGCTCGACGCCGGAAACGGCAGACGCTGGCCTACTCGACTCGGCGACTCTGCCCGATGATAGTCAAGGCCAGCAGGATACCTCGCAAGTACAGATTGACCACAAGCAGGCGCCGGAGCAGGACGACGGCCCGCTGGAGCGTCCTGACTGGTGGCCGGAGAACTTCTGGAAGCAGGACGAGCCCGACCTGGAGGGCATTGCCAAAAGCTGGAGTGACCTGCGCAAGCAGATCGCCCAAGGCAAGCACAAAGCTCCGGCGGACGGCAAGTACGACACCAGCGCATTTGCCGGCATCCCCGAGGATGACCCAGTGCGCAATCACGTTCTGTCGTGGGCATCTGAGTTTGGCGTAAGCCAGGCTGCGCTCGACAAACTGGTCGGCGATGTTGTTGCCATGCAAGGCGAGCAGTCCGCTCAATTTAAGGCCAACTACGAATCCGAGCGTAAAGCTCTTGGCCCGAATGCCGATTCGATGATTAAGGGCATGGTTGATTGGGCCGCCGGCCTGGTGCAGAAAGGCGTCTGGTCAAAGGACGACTTCGAGGAGTTCAAGATTATGGGCGGCACAGCCCGAGGATTGCGTGCGTTTATGAAACTGCGCAGCAGTCTTGAGAACTACAGTGTGCCGACCAGCTCCATGCCGGTTGATGGAGCGCCAAGCAAGGACGAGCTTTACCAGATGGTCGCCGATCCTCGCTATACCAGCGACACCGCATATCGCAAGAAAGTGGAGCGGATGTTCCAGGAAACTTTCTCGGAGTAGAATTAACTCCGCTTTCCTCCTCTCAAGTAATAACTGACCCGCCTTCGTGCGGGTCTTTTTTTGCCAACCTATAAATGCTGTTGCATTTTATCTGCCGCGCCTGTAAAAGCGCGATAAGGCTAATCGGGTAACCGACCCTGACCGCAGCGAGACGCTGACGAGTGGCTGCCGTAAGCAGCAAGCAATCGGCCCAGGCAACTGGCTCACCGGCGCGGCAAACAAACTTTTGTCAATTTAACAAGGAGTACGAAATGGCTATCTCTCTGAGCAATGCCTTCGTCACCCTGTTTGATGCCGAGGTCAAGCAAGCCTACCAAGGTAAGGCCATGCTTGTGCCCGCCGTGCGTCAACGTCGTGGCGTTGAAGGCAGCACTGTCAAGTTCCCGAAGGTCGGCAAGGGCGTCGCTACGCTGCGCGTTCCGCAGACCGATGTGACCCCGATGAACGTCGGTTTCAGCAACGTCACCTGCACGCTGCAGGATTGGAATGCTGCCGAGTATTCGGACATCTTCTCGCAAGCCAAGGTCAACTTCGACGAGCGTCAAGAGCTGGTGCAAGTGGTTGCCAGCGCAATGGGCCGTCGCCAAGACCAGCTTATCCTCGACGCCCTGGCCGCTTCTGGCACGTCGCTGACCGTGTCGAACGACATTGGCGCCGCCGACAGCAACATGAACATCGCCAAGCTGCGCGAGGCGAAGCGCCTGCTGGACAAGAACAACGTCCCGCCGGAAGGCCGCCACATCATCATCCACGCCAATGGCCTGTCGAATCTGCTCTCGGAAACCTCGGTTACCTCGAGCGACTTCAACACCGTTAAGGCGCTGGTGTCTGGCGAGCTGAACACCTACATGGGCTTCACCTTCCACATTCTGGGTGATCGCTCCGAGGGTGGTCTGGCCATCGACGGTTCGCTTGACCGCACCTGTTTCGCGTTCCATCGCGACGCTCTCGGCTACGCCGAAGGTATCGCCATGCGCACCGAAATCAACTACATCCCGGAAAAGACTTCGTGGCTGGTTAACGAAGTGTTCTCGGCCGGTGCTGTCACCATTGATGCGGAAGGTATCGTTTCGATCACCTGCCGCGAATCTGCTTAAGGAGACTGATCATGGCTTTTGACGCTACTGGTTGGGTCACCGTCTGTGCTGCCAAGGCTGGCAACGCGCCGTCGATGTATATGTACAAGTCGGCCGACACGCAAGCCACGATCAACACGGTCGGTTACTTCGCTTCGCTGAAGGACACGCTGAAGGTTGGTGATGTCATTTTCGTGTACGACACCACCACCCCGTCGCTGGTTGTGACCTATGTCAACTCGGTCACGTCTTCGACCGTTGACATCGCGGACGGCACCACCGTCTCCGCTACCGACACCGACTGATTGGTGTCATAGCAGCACGGGGCCAGCTCTTGTTCACAGGGGCTGGCCTCTTTCACATTGAGGGATTGTGATGGCATCTGGTGATTCAGCACTCTCGATCTGTTCTGACGCGCTAATCATGCTCGGCGCCAGGCCCATCTCTTCGTTCAACGATGGCACCGACGAGGCCAATGTCGCCGACCGTCTTTATGGCGATGTGCGCGACCAGGCACTGATTACCTACCCTTGGAGCTTCAGCTTCAAGAAGGTGCAATTGGCAAGGCTGACGGCCGCTCCCATTAACGAGTGGAAGTATCAATACCAGCTGCCCGGTGATGGCATTGGCCCTCCGCGCAGGATTTACAACAGCGCATCAACGAACATCGTCCCTATCTCTGCTTATGAGCTGATGGGAGACAAGCTCCTCACCAACGAGGAGAAGATTTACGCCGAGTACCAATACTCGACGCCAGAGTACGCAATGCCGACGTACTTCGTGCAATTGCTCAAGTATCTCATCGCATGGCACATGGCGCTGCCCATCACCGACCAAGTCGAGAAGGCGCAGTATTGGCAAAGCGTTGCGGTTGGTTCTCCGGCCGAGAATGGCCGTGGTGGCTATATGCGTACTGCCATGAACATTGACGGCCAAGGCCAGCCGGTGCAAACCATTGAGGACTACTCGCTGATTGCGGTGAGGGGCTGATGGCACGCTTCGTCTCGATCCAGACCAACTTCAGCACGGGCGAGATGGACCCGCTGCTGCGGGCTCGCGTCGATCTTGAGGCGTATCAGAACGCGCTATCCGAGGCCACGAATGTTGTCATCCAGCCGCAGGGCGGCCTGCGCCGCCGGCCCGGCACCAGGTTCCTGTATGACTTGCCTAGCTCTGGATCGGAGTCTGCCGGCAATGGTGTGCGCTGCGTGGCGTTTGAGTTCAGCACTAGCGATAGCTATATGCTGGTGTTCACGCACAACCGTATGTACGTCTTCCGCAACAAGACGCTCATCACCAACATAAACGGCTCAGGCGACCCGTACCTAGACACAACTGCCGTTGGCCTGACGGGTGCGCGCCTTTCGTCCATCTGCTGGACGCAAAGTGCGGATACGCTCATTGTTGTCCACGAAGACATCGTGCCCGTGCGAATCGTGCGCGGCGCGACTAATGCAGACTGGACGGCGACCTCGATTACGTTCGACTCAGTCCCGAAGTACAACTTCGTTAGCCGCGTATTCCCCCCGCAGGGCACGATGACCCCATCGGCCATCAGTGGGAAGATTACGTTGACTGCGTCAACCGCCGCGCTAGCTGGCACTGCGCAGGCGGGCTCGACATCAACATCTATCCGGCTTGCATCAACAGCAAGTGCTGTCAATGATTTCTACAACGGTCAGTTTGTCCGTACTACGGGTGGCACGGGTTCCGGCCAGGTTCGTCAGATCATTGACTATAACGGCACCACGAAACAAGCTACGGTAGACACCGCATGGACGGTCACGCCAGATGCAACGACGGCGTACTCGATTGTCATCTTTGACACCACGGCATCAGTTGGTCAGTACATCAATGCCAGCCCGCAGGGTCGTGCGCGCATCATCGCCGTCACTAGCGCAACTGTCGCATCTGCAATCGTCGAGTTCCCGTTCTTTAGTGCCACAGCAATTGCTTCCGGCAGTTGGGAAATCGAGACGAACTATGAACCCGTGTGGTCTAGCACACGGGGCTACCCGCGCACCGTCACCTTCCATGAAGGCCGCCTTTACTTTGGCGGGAGCAAGTCGCGGCCGTCGACAATCTGGGCTAGCCGGGTCGGCCTCTTCTTTGACTTTGAGGCTACCGAGGGTCTGGATGACGATGCCATCG